CACCTGCTGCTCGTAAGACAGTAATGGGAATTGAGCGTTACGTATCTAGCGACTTCCGTGATGACCGTACTGTTAAGTCTGGTCTGATTGGTAATGTCTACGGTGTTGATGTTTACGTATCTAGTAACTGTCCTACGCTTGAGACTAACGTCCGTAGCTGTATGTTCTTCCACAAGGATGCCATCATCCACGCCGAGCAGATGAACGTTCGTTCACAGACTCAGTACAAGCAAGAGTACTTGTCTACTCTGTACACCGCTGACACCCTCTATGGTGTTCAAGTGTATCGTCCTGAAGCTGGTTTAATCCTAGCTGTATTTGACGAGTAAGACCCTTAGCCCCTTCGGGGGCTTTTCCTTTTCTTGTTTGCTTTGAGGATAGCTTATGCCTATTTATAGGGGTGATGGAGGTTCAGGTGATTCGTCTACGGACGCCTATGCTTCACAGATTGCCCAGTACGCACAGACAGCTACTGAGAAAGCAAACGAAGCTTCGGTCAGTGCAACGGCGGCTGCTAATAGTGCCTCTGCTGCTGCTGGTTCGGAGTCTGGCGTGGCCGCTGATGCTGCTGCCGCCAACCAAGCAAAGTTAGACGCTCAAGCTGCACAGGCTGCTGCTGAGACCGCCGAGACAGGCGCCGAGACAGCCGAGACAAACGCAGGTACACAAGCCACGGCTGCTGCTGGAAGCGCAACTGCTGCTGCATCTAGTGCAACCTCTGCGGCTTCGTCGTCAGGTACGGCAGCTACTAGTGCGTCACAGGCTGCTACGGCAGCAATCTCTGCTAGCTCTAGCGCATCATCGGCATTGTCAGCATCTTCGGCAGCTAACTCTAGCGCAACCAATGCAGCTTCTAGCGCAATTGCTTCTGCTAACAGTGCAACTGCTGCCTCAACGTCAGCGACAAACGCAAGTACATCAGCAACAAACGCTGCTGCTAGCGCGGCTGCTGCACAAGCTGCACAAGAAGCTATTGATGGTTTGTACTTAGGCGCACAAACGTCTGACCCTACCGTTGATCTAAACGGTGATCCTGTTACAGCAGGTGATTGGTACTTTAACACAACTTCTAATTTAAGCCGCGTTTACAGTGGTTCATCTTGGGTTAACACAGCAAACGTAGGTACAGTAACCAGTGTTTCTGGCACAGGTTCAGTTAATGGAATTACACTTACAGGGGCAGTAACATCTAGTGGCAGTTTAGCGTTAGGTGGTTCTCTAGTTTCTGTTGACGGAGGCACATACTAAATGACTACTATTATTACTAAAAATGGCTCAGGTGTGCCCACAGCAGGGCAGTTAAGTGAAGGCGAACTCGCAGTAGACTTGACTAACAAAGAACTTTACACCAAGTCTGGATCAACTGTTATAAAGATTGGCGCTCAAGGCGGCTCAACAGGAACCTTTACGGATCTTACTGCAACCTCAAGCTTTACGTCTCCCGGTATCGACGACAACGCAACGTCTACAGCTATCACTATTGATAGCAGTGAGGACGTAGGCATCGGCACAACCACGCCTGACACCATACTGCATCTCAAGGACAGCATCCCTATCCTCACCATGGAACACGATGCCGGTCAATCATCACGCGTCTACTTTGAAGATGCGACTGACGGTGCTTGGGGTGGAATCAGGGCCACCTATGGCGCGAGCGGTGCAACTAAAGAGATTTCCCTAGCGCCCGGTAATGGCGCTGGCAATGCTCACTTTGGTGGGCTGTCTGTAACGCCAACCAAGGCAACCATCGGCGGGGATTTCCAGCAAACCAATCTAGATGTGGTGGGACAAATCTCAATCGAAGGTACTTACCCTGCTTTGGTCAGCCGAACACCGGGTCAGCTAGGCTCTAGCCTTGTTACAACCGGCAACAACATGCTCATGTTCAACTTGACCTCATCAGGAACTTATGCCTCAGACATCTACAAGGTGGGCCTATCTGAGACTGGTCCTACTAGACACACATGGACAACTGCTTCTGCTGGTAGCGCCATGGTGCTACTGGATGGTGGAAATCTCGGTATTGGTACGACTTCTCCCACTACAAAGCTCTCCATCCAGTCTGGAACCAGTAACCGCTCGATTGCCGCACAAACCACCACTACAGGAGCCTACGTAGCGTTTCAGGATGCAACCACTTCCTCACTTGGACATGCCAAGGTAGGAGCTGCTGGCAACGATTTGAACTTCTTCGCTGGTGCCAACGAGCGTATGCGCATCGACTCATCAGGAAAAGTGCTGATCGGTAAGACCGACGGTACCACTAGTTCCGACGGGGTGCAGCTCGACACAGCAACCGGAGCCGGTCGGGTAGTAAACTCTAAGACCACATCAGGTACTAAAGATTCACTGATGAACTACCACTCAGGTTCGTACGTCGGTGGGGTTAGGTACACAGACACAGCAACCTCGTTCCCTACGTCATCAGATGAGCGCCTGAAGGACAACATCGTAGACGCTCCTGCTGGTAACATCGACGACCTCAAGGTTCGATCATTCGACTGGAAGGCTAACGGTGAGCATCAGGAATACGGCTTCGTGGCTCAAGAGCTTGAACCTGTAGCACCCTACGCTGTAAGCAGCTGCGGTACTGAAGACGCTATGTTGGCGGTGGACTACAGCAAGCTTGTACCTATGCTGGTCAAAGAGATACAAGACTTAAAAGCCGAAGTAGCGGCACTCAAAGGAGAATAAAGAATGACAAAAATTACATGGACAGTTTCATCCCTAGACTACGAAGTATCTAAAGATGGTCTAGACAACGTAGCCACTGTAGCCCATTGGCGCTGTACAGGTGTAGATGCAGACGGTAACGTAGGTTTGGTTTACGGCACCAAGGCGTTGCCAGAGCCTTCTTCGGATAACTTCATGCCTTGGGACAGCATCACTGAGGAAACTGTATTAGGTTGGCTCGTAGCTGACATGGCTACAAACAAGATGGATGACACACCTACTGAGCAAGAGTCTATAGAAGCCTCTGTACAGGCGCAGATTGATGAGAAAGCCAATCCTACTCGTGGCACAGGCGCTCCTTGGGCAGCATGAAACTCTTGGCAGCTCTAGTACTCGTGTTACTCTGTGGATGCTCAGGCACACTACGAGAGAAATCTACGGTGTGCTTGGGGTTCTGTTCGCACACTGAAATTGAAACTGAGACTCAAACAAAGGACATTAAAAAATGAAGGCATTAACTTTCTTATTAGTTTTAGTTGCTTTTACTGCGTCTGCTGCTGAACTTTACTTAGAGGACGGTACAGTAATTAACTTGCCTGTAGGTTCTAAGGTTTATGTTAATGATAATACTGTATGGTCGTTTACTAGGTTTGATGAAGGCGGCTTCGACATTCGACCTTTGACGCCTCTAGTAGAAGTTACAGAAGTTTGTCAAGACTCAGGGTTTACCTTTGGCGGAGACTCCGTTGTTTGCACAGAAGAGGTGGTTGTAGAAGAAGAATCAGAAGAAGCCTGTGATGGGTTTACCTTTGGCGGCTCTGGTGATTGTTAGTCGTGGAAGTGAGTGAGTTCAGAATAGAGCGCATGGAAAAGGCTTTGGACAAAGTGTGCGAGGCCGTTAGTCAGATTGCTGTAGTTGACGAAAGGCTCTTATCGTTACTCAACAGAATGGAGCGTTTTGAGAAGCGCCTCGACGAGCAAGAAGATAAAGTTATTGAGTTGTCAGAAGATGTCATTCTTAACTCAAAGCTAATAAAGACTAGCGAAAGATTCTTTTGGATAGGTGTCAGTGCCGTGGCGTCGTTTGTTGTTTACATGGTGCGTTAATGCTAGAACTATTGATCGGACCAGTTACATCTCTACTTGATAAGTTCATCCCTGACTCAGATGAAAGGAATAGGCTTGCCCATGAAATATCTACAATGGCTGAAAGACACGCTCAAGAGTTGGCTAAAGCCCAGATTGCGGTTAACAAAGAAGAAGCTAAAAGTTCTTCTCTCTTTGTGTCTGGCTGGCGTCCAGCGGTTGGGTGGGTTTGTGTCAGCGGAATGGCATTTAATTTTATCTGCGTCCCTCTTGGGAATTTTACCCTTACTCTATCTGGTGTGGATGTTTTTTTGCCGTCCTTGGATTTGAGCCAGATGATGCCAGTGCTTATGGGCATGTTGGGCTTAGGAGCTATGCGTTCCTTTGAGAAAGCCAAAGGCTGTGCGAGGGATAAGTAATGTCCTCTATGAACGAGTACACCATAACCAGAACTAGGGAATCAAGTCTTGAGTGGATGACAATAGTTGAAGGACTTATTGGAGACTACTACCAACAGACAGATCCCGTAGACGATATTGATAGGATCTATCGACAAGAAGAAGCAGAAGAGTGGTTAGACCTTTTAGAAGCTTATAGCAATGGGAACGCAGACTACAATGATTTAATTAACTGGCAACCTGATTACCTTAGAGACATAGACGGATTCAATGATTACCTAAGTGACGTTCGTACTAAGGTTACTTGGGAACGTAACGCTAATTACAACATTGGTTACTGCGAAGAGAATGGCTGTCGTGACGAAGCTATGCAGCGTTTCTACGACAAGTGGAAAGCCTCTGGTGAGCCTGCCACTAAAGATGGTATGTGGTCTGACGAACAGTATGACGAATGGTTAGCAGAGCAGCCTGTAGATCCGGGTCCTGAGCCTCCTGTTGATCTTTATCAAGCAGTCAAAGATGCCGCAGGGATTGAAGACCTTACTGACGAAGACATAGATGTTGTACAAAGTATAATAACAAAAGTTAAAGGTGCTGTACCTACCGATATAGAATCTGCTCAAGAACTCATAGTAGATATATTAAAATCTACTGTTATAGGTTCTGCAATAAAAGATTGTCAGACTTGGACAGGCCAAGTAGAAGACCCAGAAACTTCTGAGATATACGATGGTTGGCAAGATTGTGTTAATGTAGGAGCTGTTTTATCAATACCCGGACTTGACATTCCTATGCCTCCGGGCATGGTTGATTTGTCTGTAAGAGACTTAATTGTACTTGTTCAGGACGCCGGAGAATCCTTTGAGGACTTTATTCAAGACCCTACAGGGTGGCTAGAAAATAAAATAGAAGAAGCAGCACAGGCTGTAATGGACGCTTGGGAAGGTATAACAGACCCTAAAAGCTCTAACGGTTTGTTTGATATTCTTGTAGACTGGGGGGGCGATGTACTAGCCGGTGTAATCTTTAGTCAAGTTAAAGATCAGATAGATACTGAGAATCCTTTCCTGTTAGTAGAGGGCGACTGCCTTACAGACTCAGCGTACAGGGAAAAAAACCCTGACGAGTGCCAACAGTTTTTAGTAGACTGTAGCGCACAGTTTGGTAAAACAGGCGGTTTCGTACCTTCAGCAGCCGAGTGTGGAACTTGTGAAGACCCTGACTTTACTCCTACGGGGCCTGACGGCGCGTGTGTAGACCCAGACCCTAATGACTGCGCGGGACAGAAGAAGACTCTTAATAGCGATGGAACTTGTGGTGAATGTTTAGATACATCCCAGAAGGATTTTGGTCAAGGCTGTGTAGCTGTTTGTCAGTACGACGAAAACCTCCCAGCAGACTCTCCTGACTGTAAGGAACCTTGGACTGACGACGGGCCTACTGAGGGCGAGTGTACAACCCAAGGGCGTTTACATGTACCCGGAGATGCCTCTACAGAGACCGCTAGCGCCTGTGGTGATTGCTTACCTACACATACAGAAGAGGACGGTACTTGTACAGAATGGACTGACGGTGGTCCTACAGAAGAAGAGTGTACTGAGCAAAACAGAGTCTATAGGCCTAGCAATGGGACAGGGAAGGATAGTTCCTGTGGTGGTTGCTTGCCGGGTTTTGAACTTGGAGGAACAGAGGGAACTGAATGTGTACCAGAAGGGGTTGAGGAGCCTTGTACCGGTAATCAAATTAGGAACGAGGAAACTAGGGAGTGTGAAGACCC